CTGGAAAGGTGACAGGGTTCTTGTTTTAGCGCCGTTACGCGTAGCGTCCGGGACGTGGCCATCTGAACAAGTTCGCTGGCAGTTCCCCGCCCTGCGCGTCGTAGACGGCACCGGCAGCCGCCAGTATCGCGAAGATGTGATGTTGAACGATGACGCCAACGTGGTATGTTGCAATTACGACATCCTGGAATGGCTCGTTGAATTCTGGGGGGACCGCTGGCCGTTCACGGTCATTGTTGCCGATGAATCGACCAAACTTAAGTCGTTCCGCAGTCGCGGCGGTAGCAAGCGCGCCCGCGCACTCGGCAAGGTGGCGCACAAGAAGATTAAACGCTTCATTAACCTGACCGGTACACCAGCGCCAAACGGTCTTAAGGACCTGTGGGGTCAGTGCTGGTTCCTTGACGCAGGACAGCGCCTCGGCAGCAGCTACCAGGCGTTCACCGACCGCTGGTTTGTCTCTATACAAGAAGGTAGTCATCATGCAGCTAAATCATTTAAGCCTCGATCTGGCGCTGACACTGAGATTCACCAGCGCATCGCCGACATATCGCTCACCGTGGACGCCGCAGAGTTCTTCGGCTGTGATAAACCGGTTGTGGTGCCAGTAGTCGTCCCGTTGCCGTCAAAGGCCCGTAAAGCCTATGACCAGATGGAGAAGGAACTATTCGCCCAGCTCGAAGCCGGAGAGGTCGAAGCGGCGAACGCCGCGGCGCGCACCCAGAAGTGTCTCCAGATAGCCAGCGGCGCCGTGTATACGACTGGCGACCACGGAGAGGCTACCAAAGAGTGGGAGGCCATCCACAACGCCAAGCTGGAGGCGCTGGAGTCAATATTCGACGAGCTGAACGGCGCGCCGCTCCTGGTGGCCTACCAGTTCCAGCATGACCGTGCGCGCATCCTGAAGAAGTTCCCGGAAGCCGTAGCACTGGCGAAGGGTAAGAAAGGCAATGACCAGATTGACGCATGGAACCGCGGCGAGATTCCTATGTTGCTGGTGCATCCTGCGTCAGCCGGCCATGGTTTGAATTTACAGGACGGCGGCTGTCACCTGGCCTTTTACTCGATGACCTGGAATTACGAGCACTATGCGCAGGTTATCGAACGCATCGGACCAGTACGCCAGATGCAAGCTAACCACCCCAGACCAGTATTTGTTTATCAGATTCAGGCTGCCGATACGCTCGACCAGGTAGTTCAAGCCCGAGTCGAAGGGAAGGCCGATGTGCAAGACTTACTTATGGCTTATTGCAAGGCTAAGAAGGAGTCAAAATGAAGTGGAGCGAATTGTTTGCATATTCAGAAGGAAAACTATACTGGGTAAAACCGACTGGTTATAGGGCTAAGATTGGCGCGGAAGCTGGAACCCAACACACAGACGGTTATCGCGTGATAATGGTTAATCGTAAACGCACCCCGCGGCACCGGATTATATGGGAGATGTTTAAAGGCCCTATACCGGAAGGGTTTGAGGTAGACCATATAAAAGAAGTGTGGAAAACGAATGGCATAGCTGATGACCGGATAGAGAATCTACAATTAGTATCAGCCAGACAAAATTCTCTAAAAGGAGCAATCAACACTATATTTTCGCACAACACATCTGGGGTGACTGGCGTTGGATGGGACGCTGTTAGGAGTCGTTGGCGTGTACATATAAAAGTGCACCAGCAACAGCTTTTCCTCGGGCGTTTCGATTGCCTGATTGACGCCGTTGCTGCGCGTAAAAGGGCCGAAATTACGTACCTTAAATCTGATTTAAATGGTAAAAATTTATAGGAGTTGATATGTCGGAATTTAATACAGAAGATTGCGACGAGGTTATAGCTGCCCCAGGTTCGAGCTTAGCTCAGATGCTAGCGATACAGCTTAAGAAAGAACTAAAGCGAATCAAGGAACTCGAAGCCGAGAACGCCAGACTACGGCAGCAACGCGATGCGGCGAACGCGCAACTGGATTTCTTAATAGAGGAAATGAAAAAGGCCCCGTGAGGGGCCTTAATTTTATGTGCTTAACCGGTCAGTTCGGCCAACGTTATTTATTAGACGATAATATGTATTGGTTGTGTATCCGGTAGGGTCCGCCGCAAAAGGAACGGCGTTGTTAGTGTGCCAGAACGCCGCGTTCGTCTGCGCATCACCAGAACTTGACGCCCCGAGAATGTTGCCGTCAACCCTGAGGCTTGAAATACCCCTGACAGTAAATGGAGTTGGACAGTTATATAAATCCATCTCTTTGATGCGGAGGGCCAGGCTGGTGCATTCCAGTCGGCAGAAAATACCAGACTCCGCTGTAGCTATTGACTTGGTGCTTATTACCCCAACTGTCTTACCAGAAAAACCTTTAGAAGCGGCAATCGTGGCAGCGCCATCCATGCGCTGAATTCTGTAGCCCTGGGTAAACCCTTTAACATAAGAATCGCTAATCTCAAAGTTAAGAACTTTATCGATTAGAACAGCCTGCGAGGCGTTGGTATTAAATCCGCTATAAGTATTGTTTACGAGGCGGACCATGCTGACGACGTTCTCTGTACTGTCGCTAGCCGCGCTCAAGCCGCGGCACGCGCCTGCTGCCGCAGTAACTTTAAATACGTTGTTGCGGATATCATATACGAAATTGTCAACAGCGTTCAGTGCGTAACCGCGAGGTACAATACCTACACTGAGGCACGCAGCATCTCCGTACGCTGCCCCGCCGTCGTAGGCAATAGGAACGTCCTGTAAAACTTCGTTATTCTCGATTACTGTACGTTCGGCGTTGGTACTACGAAATGCGATAAAGCGTGAACGCGTGAACCGATTACGAAGGAAAGTCACCCCTCTTGCATGGCTATACACATCAAGCGGTGATACCAAGTTGCCACCGATTAAATTCCCCAGATTATCAAAAGTACAGTCTGAAACCTCAATCTCTTTGGCTGGGTTGCCGCCGGAGATAAACACCCCACCTGGGTTTCTGTTTTGAGTTCCTACTGGGTCTGTCAATTGGCGGAAATTGCAGAACTTAATACGGGTGCGTTCGCCACCAAAAACACCAATAAAATGGCATGAAAGAGCGCCGGCGGGGTCAATACTTCCGTTATGAAGTGAGCCCTCTTCGAATGTGACATTTTTAACGTCAAGGAATTTGTAGGTACTTAAGCCACCACCTATGCCACGGTCGTACATGTTGGTAACCTTACCGTCATGCACGTATAAAGTGCTAGTGTAGTCGGTTATAATCCAGGCGTTACGGGTGGTCATATTCTGGAAGTTACAATTCACAGTCCTTCCGTTCAGGTCTATATCCACAAAATCGGTTAAAGATGAAACAGTTGCCAATTGCCACAGTACCGTAGCGGAAGACGGTAGCGCTTTAACGTCCCCTGTAAGTCGTATCTTGCGCACTAAAGCTCCTGAGAAATCAAGAGATGTAAATGCACAATTACCGAACTCAATTACACCACGATAAATCTGAATCCATCGCTGGATAAATGCAGTTTCGTCGGTATTGACGTTATTTTGCTGCGCCCCAATTGCTTTAATTGAGGTTGCGCTGTCGATAATCAACACGGCAGTGTTGGCGCCGCACGCCAGGATATCCATCCCGTTGGGAGTACCGCCGTTTACTATTTTAAAAAGCGCATTATCACGGTCTGAAACAACAACGAAAGAATTTACACTATAAGCCCCTGATGTCAGCCCTGAGACAGTAGTTACAGAAGGTGCGCTACGGTTTACAATACGCCAGGCCCCTGTACCCACACCACCTGTTGTTGCTGGAGTGCTGCCGGCGGGGATAACTTTAGGTAACGCACCTGTCCAGGTATAATATTGACCATCCCCACCAGGGCCAGGCCACAACACAATAGCATCCGTATCTGTTGGGCTTAACGTACCTCCTGTGACGAAAGTGAAAGGTGCTGGTCTGAACCCGGCGTCAAGAAGAACTGCGGGTAGGGTTTTTTGAATCTGTCCCGTGACCTGGTTTGTTGCGAAATCAATATCTGCACCGCCGGCAACACCGCCCTGCTTACCGGTTATTACTTCAGCTTCAAAAAGCTGATGTTTCTTTGCTGTTTTCAGGTCTTCGAGCGATAAAACGTCGCCGCATCCACTAGACATAGTGTGTCCTCTTAACTAAAACCGTTGCTGAACCCGTCGCTAAATGCGCGGTCGAATGGCGGTACGCCGTCATATTTGTAATAATCAGGATGATAGTTATACGCTTTTATTCGTGTTGTCCTGTCTGTTCCTGGGTCAACCGTACTAACTAACATCATATGAGCATTATGCCTTTGTTCGCTGCCGAATGAAAACTCTGTTTTCAGGGCATTATTACCAGTATAAATGGCCTCTTGCGGCGCAGAAAGCATAACTACTTTGCGGTCAGAACTGCCCGGCACTACGGCCACACTTTGAACACCGCCGTTACGTAGCTTAAGAATCAGAGAGTGGTCATCGCCTTCTGCAAAAGAGACTGGTTGCGACAGCGTGAGCTCCAGGCCATTAACGGCAATAACATAGCCGTCATAGGGTGCCATACGAGAGCCTTTGACAACCGATATGGGGCGACCGGGTACGGCGAACATCCCCTCTTCAGTTGCAGTGAACTCTACGGACACTTTATTGAGTGTGTTTTTCTGGTATCTGCGCCAGGCCTGCCAGAACGCTTGTTTATAGTTACGAATACCCTTTGAATCTACTGTATCGGTTTTCAGACCACCCTCAGGCGGGATGGTAATCGTTTCTTTGATGTTCGTATCAGGGTCGATGTAACTAAACTTCACAGAATCATACGCGTCGCGGTCGCTGAACTGACGCGTCCACTTTTCAGATTCTGGGGTTTTGCTGCGATGGGTGAACACCATTTCCGGGCCGATACGCGGGCGCTCAAAGTCCAATACGATATCCTTGCCTTTACGGTACGCCGTACAGAAAATAGCTTCGGCAATGGTGTTAATAATCTCCTGAGCCGTCGTTTCGTACTTATCGAATGTGTAGCAGAATTGCCCCGCTAGCGGAGAACTAAAATAGGATTCCACTTCATCCTGAACAGCTAATAACGCGTCCATGTTAGCTGCTGTCAAAGACAAACCACCAACAACGGGGTCCCGCATAAGACGAATAAGAGATTGCACAGCTCGTGTGTTAGGCGTAAGAACGGTATCAAAAACACCGTTGCCGAGGTATTTATAAATAAGTTCAGTTGCGATCATGCGAAGCTGAGGTTGGCGCAATTCGCTAGCGCGTGGCGTCTGTTTGCGCGCGGAATGCACGGTTGTACGGTTGCCGTAGTGTGGGGTTCGGTCCACTGACTGGCCGTATAAATTGACGTATGTCACTTCGTCTACAACAGTCCCTTCGAATGCCAGGTCCAGGTTGGTCACACGGCGCATTCGGACACGGACGGTAGATTTAGTAGGCAGATTGCCGTATACCGTCACGCCGGTATAGTCACCTGATCGGCCGGATATGGTGGCCTGTTGAGTCATTATAGGCCCTACCGGAGCCCCGTTGCTATCCAATGCCTGGTATTGCATCTCGACGGTAACTGATGTTCTGAACTTGGTCTCCCCATTATCGCGATACATCCCGTTACCAGCGGCAACGTTAGCGACAACGCGCTCGACAGGCTCGCGGTTAATAGACACCCAGTCTGTAAGACTTTTCGTATACGTATCTTGCGGGGCTACCCAAGCGTCGTTGCCCTGCGTGATACGCGTAAAGCCACCGGGTAATTTCTGCCATTCGGTAATAGCAGAACCAACAACGGCAACACGAACTTCAAAGCTATCCACATATGTTACAGTGTAAGTGCCGGAAAGATTGGCAACATCTTTAACAAGAATCAGATTGAATACAACCAAGTCCCCCACGGAGACGAGTTCGTCGAATTCTGAATCACCAGAAGTGTCCCGCAAAATACCAGTGCTGCCGGATAGTGAAATTTCCCCGACTTCGGATGGGTTTACACGGATACCGTTCTGGGCTTTAAGTACTGCACCATCGATTTCATTAGACGTGAATGTGATGTATAGTCCCTGGGTAATAGGATCGCCGACAAGCAACTGCGGAGTGTTAGTGTTGTTCGGCGATGTGTAGGGCCGATACACTGCTACGGATGTACCCGTAATTTCCTGTACTTTTGTGTCGCCGTCAGTGATGCCCGACGCAGCAATCTGTAACGGACCTCTGCCAGCGTCATAATAGGCATACTCAACCACATTACCTGCGGCGTTAAAGACCTTATAAGTGGTCATCAGGTCGTTAGGGATGGTCTGCACCGTACCACAGATATCGTAACTACGCTCGTAGGGGCGCGGCTTGTTGTTGCGATCTGTAAGGCTGTTGTTCGGGCTTTCAGCCTGCTGGTTGCCGATGTTTGTGCTCGGCGATTTAGCGGAAGGGAAGATAATTTTGTTAATGCGGTTGATGACACCTAGCGGGTCAAGTACCTTCATGATGCCCCCGAGGCCGCCACCGCCGGCGCCCTCTACGATGTGGAAAGTAGCATCTTGCTTAAGCGCGTCGAAATCCTCGGTGACTTTATGGTCCTCGCCAATATAGTTCATATAGATTTCAAACGGCACCCCGTCAGGGATATTAGCCACAACAAAAGGCATCGGACCGCCGCGGTGCGTAGTCTGGTCAAATCCGCCGCTGTCGTTCTTCGTATAGTGGATTACGCGCGCCAAAATTCTATCTCCGAGTAGTGTTGCCGCAGGTCGGCCAATGCGTCCAGTTTAACCTGTCGCGCGTACATAGCACAATGACTAACCATACCCGCGTAATATACGCCAGCGTGCCAGACTATACGTTTACCAGTTCTCGCGCCTAATAGCACCACATCATAGTCCTGTGGCGTAAAGACCTGTTGCAGGCCTTTAGGTGCGGCGTGACCGTCGTCGAAGGCCTGGTCTATCTGGCGTGGAGATATGACGTTGAAATCTGGGGTTTCCAGTCCTGCGTCTTTTCGTACGTTCATTACGTGGTGCCAGCAGTTACGACGGCGAAAGTCATACGGCAGCCCGGTATAAGAA